TTTGTGTCTTTGGCCTGAGCAACCTACGCAAATCCTTGAACTTAGCTGGTCGGTCAATATGTACGATTGCCAAGTCCCGTGTCTCATCCTTGGCAGCCAGATGCAACATGTAGTTGGTGTCCCCCACTGTGACGTAAAACTCCCCTGAGTCGTAATCAACATGACCTGGCCCAAAACCAAAGTTGCCATGTGTGAATTGCACGGAACAAACTCTTTTTTCTGGTCCCAACTTGGAAGAGAACACATCCAGGTTTTGCTTGTTGAAAACTAAAGCAACATCTTCAGAAGTCTTGTCTTTGTATGCCTCAAATTCTGACCATGGTTCATCGGCCCAGGACATAGTGCTGGATGGGGTGTCCTTCATTGCATCCGCCATCTTCTTATGTTTGACCTTGAGGTCAGACACATAAGCGTCCTTCGTTTTCCATGTCACATCTGGTATGTCTGCCATGCTACTTGCACCAGACAAACCCCCTGTCAGATAATCCGGTGGGGATTCGTACACAGGTTTCTTGCACCTCAAGGCAATTGGATCATAAGAGTTCAATATGTTGGCTGACTCATGCATGCCATCCTGTGGCATTTTAGCCTTGCAAGCATTGTAAATCACGTACGAAGCCGTCGCACCTTTCACGAACTTTATGAAATACTCAAAAAGTTTGACGTGAACATGCACTAAAGCGTCAGTGATAGACGCTTTTGGTGCTTCCTTGATCTCCTGTAGCTTCTCCATCGCTGTGATTATCATTGAGTCTGTAGTTTCCCATTCATCAACGCCATCCAACTTCATAATCAGTGCACCTTGTCTCTTCTCATAAGAAACACGGTTACTGGCCATGCACAAGACGAGAAATCCTGTGTCACTGGTAGTCACAAAGACCACCTCATCTGAAAAAATGAGGTTGAAAGACACTGAACAGTTCATTTTGACCTTGCGCTTGTTTACTTCACGGATAAGTCCGCGCATAGTAGGCCTTTGCAACTCAGTTGCAATTGCCTGCAACTTGTATATCACAGGTGCGAACATTATTCCAAATGCTGCCTTATTGCCTCCTTTCATGCGCAATGCATTGTAAATGTGTTTGGCTGTGCAATTCGCCATAGTTTCATATGGCAAGTCAACATATATGGAAACTTCTGTGTTGACCAGAGTCACCTCAGGCACATCACAATACTGTAATTCCACATCAGGTTTG